TAGCAGAGCTATCAACAGAACTAACATTATCGCCGTAACCCCTTTGAACTTGACCTAAACGAACTAAACCTGTTTGTCCAATGTGAAAATATCTTTCTTTATAACCTTGTCCTGAATTACTACCCCAAGTTAATGATTGTCCTGTTGAATAATAACCACTACCTTGATTAGTACCACCGACCTTAACTCTCATATTCCAATAGTTTGCATTATCTCTTATACCAGTGTCAATGTCTGTCCAAGTTAAATAGTGATAATCATAAGTGCTACCCTGTATGCTATCAAAACTAACAGAAGTAACTGAACTAGCAGTTTGATGTTCTATTAAAGTTAAAGCTGGAT